GGATGGGGGGGTGGGGGGGTGGTGATGTGAAATTCAAGACAGGGTCATGAATTGGTTTCGTTATGATTCTTTTTCGATTTCCTGTCATCGAAAAACGAATCGATAAATTTCGAATAATAATAGATCGAAGATAAAGATGAAAATGAAACATGTGATACTTCGTTATAGAAAAGCATGGGGGGTACCCCCCCACCCCCCCATCCCCCACCCCCCACCCCCACCCCGTTTTGAAGTGTTCCGACCAGAGTCATCATATTTATCGATTAGAGTTCGGAATCGGTCTTTGTTTGCGAAATATCGGGGTTGCATTTCTCTGCTTCGGGTATAGTTGACGCCAAAGGATCAACCCATGGTGAAGAACGGTGGAAAAAAGTCTGTGAAGAAAGGCGTTCGCGACGAACTATCTCGTCGTGATAGAAAGATTTCCTCCAGGAGTAAGAGATTCTCCGAAAGTGAGCGAGATAATACTCCGAAGAAAAAAGGTAGGCCAACAATCAGAGAAAGTATCACAGATAGTAGGGGGCGCGGTCATGTTATAGTTTCTCTCCGAAGGGAAAAGCAAAAGTTCTCTCGCGATGCCCGTCTGACTCTAACAGAAACAGAAGTGGATCCGGTGAAGATGCTCGCGCTATTGGTCGCGGGAGATGTCGTCGCTCTCGGGCTCATGACTGAAGAAGAGTATAACAAGGCTCCGATCTACGATGAGGATGGAAATATAGAAGAACCGGGCGGAAGACAAATCGCCGCCGATATACTTGGTATTTCTTCCAGGCAACAGGCCGCTCGCGATCTTCTTCCGTACCTTTACAGCAAGCCTCAGGATCCTGCTCCGAAGATATCTGTTGATGACACGAATAAGGCTGTGATATATCTTCCGGAAAATGGTCGCACCTATAACGAGGCAGCATCATGAACGATCCTGCTTATAGAAACAGTCGCGCGAATAAAGCGCCTCGCCCTTGTCCTTGCGGTGGTATGGTCATGAGCGAATCGCGTCAGGCCCAGGTAGGGAAGGGTCTGCGTTATAGAATATCATGCACGAACTGTCATCAGGCGACCGAGTGGTGCGCCGACCTATGGTCTGCCTCCAGGGATTGGGAAACCGGAAAGGTGAAACAATGATCATTCGTCCGCAGAAAGGTCCTCAAGAAAGATTCCTGTCCTGCCCTGCTGATATAGCAATCTTCGGTGGTGCTGCTGGAGGAAGTAAAACATTCTCGCTCTTGATGGAGGCATACCGAAACATTCATGTCGGCGATTATTCAGGTGTGATATTTCGTAAGACGCTGGCCGATGCAAAGAAGGCGGGATCCATCTGGGATACGTCGTTTCAGATATATCCTTCGGCAGGAGGAGAGGCGCGCCTCGGTTCTTTGTCGTGGGCATTTCCGGCAGGGTCAACCATTGGTTTCAGTCACATGCAATACGACAAGTGCATGTTCGATTGGCAGGGTGCCCAGATACCGTTCATCGGGTGGGACGAACTTACTCACTTCTCCAAAGAGGTGTTCTTCTACTTACTATCACGCAACCGTTCAACCTGCGGGATCCGTCCGTATATCAGGGCGACCTGCAATCCTGATCCTGTCTCATGGGTCAAGGGGTTCTTGCAATGGTGGATTGATGAGGATAGCGGCTTTCCAATACCATCACGAGCGGGAGTGCTGAGATGGATGTTGCGTGATGGTGATGAAATACTGTGGTATGATACAGAAGAGGAATCGCGAAAGGCGAACAGAGAAAAGTTCGGCGAGGACTTACCTGGGAAATCTGTAACATTCATTCCGGCATTACTCAGTGATAACCAAATCCTGATGAAGAAGGATCCGAACTATCGTGGCAACCTGAACGCCTTGGGTCACGTTGAGCGCGCTCGGTTGCGTGATGGGAACTGGAACGTTCGTCGTGAAGCAGGGTCGTACTTCAAGCGCATCTGGCTCCCTGTTATAGACGAACTCCCGAAAACGATACGAACGATTCGTTATTGGGACAGAGCCGCAACAGAAGAGAGCGCCAAGAACTCGGATCCTGACTGGACGGCTGGCGTTCGCATGAGTATAACAGATCAGGGCGGATATATCGTTGAGGACTGTGAAAGGTTTCGCCTGTCGCCCGGAAAGGTACGTCTCGGAATTCGTGCTGTTGCGTCCCAGGATGGGAAGAATGTTATGCAAGTCTTGGAAGAAGATCCTGGGCAGGCTGGCAAAAGTGATATAGATTCACTTCGCGAATTCCTAGAAGGCTTTCCTGTAGATGTACGACGCGTTTCAGTTGAAAAAGCAACGAGAGCAGTCCCTATGAGTGCTGCCGCCGAGCATGGAAAAGTGAGTGTCTTGCGCGGAGAGTGGAATAAGGAATATATCAGCGAACTCGTTGGCTTTGATGAACTACCTCACGACGACCAAGTGGACGCTTCAAGTGGAGCGTTCAATTATCTCAATGAAAACAAGCCTCCGAGGATTCGGAGTCTGTAAAGGAGTATCACATGGGAATCATGAACCGTATCAGGAACTTCCTGGCAGTAAAGGCGTCTTCGGTGCAACCGTTGATCGCCATCCTGTCTTCTGGCCACTACGTTTCGCCCAGGAGAAACCTCAAAGAGTACGCTCGTGAAGGTTATCAGGCGAATGCTGTTGTATATCGATGCGTCTCAATCGCGGCTCGTTCTGTAGCGAATGTTCCCATCGGTGTGTTCGTGAAGGGCGAGCAGGTAGAAAACGAACTGAGCGCCTTGTTGAAAAAGCCGAACCCGAAGCAAGGGTATGCGACATGGATGGAAGATGTTATATCTTACCTGATGCTGACTGGCAATACATACATTGAGAATATCGGCGTCAATGGTAAGACGAAAGAACTGTGGGCACTCCGGCCGGATCGCATGCGAGTCATGCCAGGAAGGCTTGGTGTGTCCAAGTATGTATATCAATGCTCGGGGCAGGAACGTATCTGGGAAGTGGACCCTGTATCACAGAAGAGTGATGTTCTTCACATGAAATTCTGGAACCCGAACGATGATTGGTACGGTCAGTCACCAATTGAAGCGGCAGCGAATTCGGTGGATCAGCATAACTTGTCCGGCGCATGGAATCAATCTCTGTTACAGAACTCGGCAAGGCCATCCGGCATGATGACCACTGAATCGCGTCTAGACGATGCACAATACGAGCGACTGAAACAGGAGATGACACAGTCGTACGAGGGATCCAAGAATAGTGGGCGACCAATGCTATTGGAGCAGGGGCTGAAGTGGACCAGCATGCAAATGAGCCCAGCCGAGATGGACTGGATCAATGGACGCAATATGTCCGCCCGTGAAATTGCTTCCGTATATGGGCTTCCTTCACAGATGCTCGGTATCCAAGGCGACTCAACGTATTCTAACTATCAGGAAGCGCGACAGTCGTTCTACGAAGACTTGGTGCTGCCTCTGTTGGATTTCGTGCTATATGATATGAATTGCTGGATGGGTGAAAACTATAACGGGGCAGAAATCCGAAAGATCGTTGATGATATACCTGCTCTCGCTGCCAAGCGTGAAAAGCGTTGGAGCATGATACAGACTGCGGACTGGATGACGATCAATGAAAAGCGTAGTGCGACAGGGTTCCCTGAAATTGACAATCCTGATGCGAACGTAGTGTGGGGGAATGCTAACGCGATTCCGATTGGTGCAGTAACAGCACCAGACGAAGAAGGCTCGCCTGAGTTCCCTGTGGACATGAGTATGTCAAAGGAAAAACTCACGATGATAATGGATATCATCAGCAAGGTACAGGCGGGAGACATGACCGAGGATGTAGGTCGTGCGCTGGCCTTGAAAGTAGATCCTACTTTTGATGTTTCACTTATCTGCGAGCCCGAGGAAGAAGAGGAGGAAGAGGAACCGCCATTGGAACCGACGCCTGGAGTAGTACAGTCGGAAGAGGAAGAAGAAGAGGAAGAAGAAGAGGAAGAGGAAGAAGAAGAGGAAGAGGAAGAGGAAGAGGAAGAGGAAGAGGAAGAGGAAGAGGAAGAGGAAGAGGAAGATCCAAAAGCCGTACCACCCAAGGCGAAAGAAAAGCCGAAGGCGAAATAGTCATGATCAACCTATCCACCGCTCAGCGTCACAAAGAACGACAGGTTATGCTCCGGCTGATCGACGCTATAACAGATCGGTCAGAACGTGATCTGAAGGACGCCTACAATCTTCTCTCCAGGAATATCGGAGCGCATCCAAGAGCGGTGGACTCTGTACTGGCTCAGCATCAACAGAATCTCGCGCGGATCTTACAGAAATGGGGACGCATCGCCGCGAGCGCGGGAACGACGCGCATGCGCGAGGCACTGAAACGACACAAGTGTTTCAGGGCAAGATTTGAACGTAAGGCCACGGAAGAAGAATTGGATGCCTTGCTGTTGGACAAGGTAAAGAAGAACGCTCTCAAGAAAGCCAAGGCCATCGCTGACAATGATAAAGATCGGATCCGCCGATACCTGCTAGACGAGGAAAATCTGGACGAAGGTATAACAGATCGTCCTGGAGAGGCTGTTATAGGTCGGGGAATTCGCGAACGAGTAGAAGGTATATCAGTCTGGAGAGCAAAAACTATAGCACGAACTGAAGTTCATTCCATGGTCATGGAAGCGAATAATGAAACAATCGCTGCCGAGGCTGAGGCAGTAGGCATGACGGAGCAGACGAAGAAAGTCTGGACTGCCGGAATGGATCTGCGAGTGCGTGAAACCCATCTTGAAGCAGACGGGCAGAAAGTATCACTGGATGAAAAGTTCGATGTCGGCGGTCACATGCTATCGTTCCCAGGAGATCCGTCTGGACCTCCGGAAGAAGTTATCAATTGCCGTTGTATCATGACTTACGACGTGGAAGATGAAGACTGGGAAGCGGCTGAAGCGTCGGTCAATGCACGAAGAAACTATAAGCCGCCAGTCTATACGAGATAACCTATTGCGCTGAAATCGCCTAGGAAACGGCTGGGCGACGTACTTTTGGAATCGTTGGGGTTGCATTCCCATGGTCGGCTTATAGTTATCGCATGCGAAAAGGCCACAGGCCAGGAGGATTCCAATGATAACAGAGGAACAAGGGAAAAGCATAGCATCCGCTCTTTTCTCGCTTGCCGACGCGATGGAAGTAAAGTATTCGCCCGATCAGCCAAGGGACGCAGATGGAAAGTTCGGTTCGGGCGGTGGAGGCGGAGACTCTCTTTTTGAGGGAAGGGTTGCTGCCTCAAGAAGCAAAGATACTTCGTCGGCGAAATTGCATTCTTTATCTGACGACGATAATGATGATATAAGAAATTCCGTTGCTTCTCACTCCAACACACAAGGTGAAACACTGCGGAAATTGTCAAAGGATAGGAATGATTTGGTGAGAACTTCTGTTGCAAAGAATGAGAAAACCCCAAGAGATACTTTGAAAGAGATGGCGAACGACAAGAATCATTTCGTTCGGCATGCTGTAGCACAGAATGAAAATACGACTAGGCCTACATTGAAAAGACTCTCAAAAGATATTGACCCAAGTGTTAGACTCGCGGCTGAAAATTCTCTTGACGATTTGCGGTGACCCTTTCAAAGACTCGGAGTATAACATGAACCGCATTATTGTTCCATTCCTCGAACTGAAGTCCGGGCTCGTAACGCCGAAGGATATTCAGACCGACGGTTTCATTGCAGGTTATGGTTCCACCTTCGGGAACATTGACGATGGTGGTGATATCTGCGTGAAAGGATGTTTCATGGGTTCGCTCATGGAACATAAAGATCGCGGAACCATGCCCTTCATGTTTTGGGATCACAAGATGTCCCCCGTTGGCGAGTGGTGCTCAGTGGAGGAAACTGATAAAGGTCTCAAGTGTGAAGGAAATATCTGGACTGGAAAAGGTATTGAAGACGCCGAGAAGGCGCGGATGGTTGCAAAGAGCAACACACGTCGCGGTCTTTCCATTGGATACAAGACGCGCGAGTATCACGTTGATAAAAAGTCAGGCGCACGAAACCTCACGAAATTGGACATTGAAGAAATCTCGGTTGTCATGTTCCCCATGAATCGTTCAGCCATTATTGAGTCCATCAAATCTTTCTCTGGTGAATTGCCTACCATCAGAGAATGTGAAACCCTCCTGCGGGATGCAGGACTTTCACACAAGCAGACGAAAGCGCTCCTCGCCAAAGGATACGACGGTCTTCGGGATGAAGACCATTCTTCCCAGGAAGAGATCGCTGCCATGCTGCAAGGCCTGCGAAACACTATCACATCCATCGCTTGAAACATAGCAAAGGAAGAGTCCCATGCCCGAACTCAAGGACCTTGTTGAAGGCATCAATAAAGCCTTCACCGAATTCAAGACCGTCAATGACGCTCGCTTGAAGGAAATTGAAACCAAGGGATCAGCGAGTGCTGCCCTGGAAACGAAACTGTCTAAGATCGAATCCGATCTGCAGACCAAAGAAGCCGCTCAGAAGAAAGCCTTGGAAGATATCCAAGCCGCTCTGAAACGTGTCAACGGTTCTCTTGATATCAAGGCCAACAATGGTCTGACCGCTGATCAACTGGAACACAAGAACCAGTTCTTCGGTTGGATGCGTGGCAAGAGCAACGAATCCAGCCTCCGCGAACTGGAAAAGAAAACCTTGCAAGTCGCCGATGACACGCAGGGCGGGTTCTACGTTCCTGCCGATGTCACAGGCCGTATCATTTCAAAACTGTTCGACACTTCTCCGATGCGCCAGTACGCTTCCATCGCCAATATCGGAACCGGAGCCCTGGAAGGTCCCGTTGATACTGGTGAAGCAGAAGGCGGATACGTCGGTGAATCCAGTGACCGTTCCGGCCTGAACTCCAATCCCACTCTCGGCCAATGGCGTATCCCCGTGTTCGAACTGTGGACCCAGCCCAATGCAACACAGAATGTCATTGACGATTCCGTCTATGACCTGGAATCTTGGCTGGTCAAGAAGATCGCTGAAAAGTTCTCCCGTATTGAAAACCGGGAATTCGTGCTCGGCTCCAAGAACATTCGTGGCTTCCTGTCCTACGACATTGTCACGACTCTTGCTGGCGACGATTATACCGCCAAGAAGAAGATCCAGTATTCCAAGACTGGCGTTTCAGGTGGTTTCGCCGCGACTCCCAATGGCGGTGATATCCTCATCGACATGCAACAGTCCATGAAAGAAGGCTATCGCGCGAAAGCCGCATGGGCGATGAACCGTTTCACTGTTGGCGAAGTCCGCAAGTTGAAAGATTCACAGGGTCGCTACCTGTGGGCTCCCGGCATCCAGGTCGGCGCTCCCAATACGCTCCTGAATCTGCCCATTGCAGAATTCAACGACATGCCGAACGTCGGTGCCAACAGTCTCAGTATCGCGCTGGCCGACTGGTCTGAAACGTATCAGATCGTTGATCGCCAAGGCATCCGCATCCAACGCGACAACCTGACCAAGAAAGGCTTCGTCCTGTTCTATACCACCAAGCGCACGGGTGGTGATGTTCTGAACTTCGAAGCAATCAAACTGTTGAAATTCGCCGCCTGATCCGAATCATAGTATAACGCCGAAGCGTTATACTTCACCGCCTCCACCGTCCGCATGAGCGGTGGAGGTTTTCAAATCCGAAAGGAATCATCCAATGCCGCATCGCGAACAGATCAATTCAGTGGTGAGTTCGTTGCTCATCGCTTCTATCACCGGGGGGCTCCCCCTTGCGTCGCTCACGACCGCTCTGGTCGGCGCCGACAACGACATGACCTTCACCTCCAAGATTGGTGGTGCTGGTGCCAATGCCATCACCGTTGCTCTAGTCGATCCTTCTGGCAACAATCAGGCGCTCGCCGTTACTGTTGCTGAACTCGCCATCAGCGTGAGTCTGGCCACTGGCGTCGCTGGTGCTATCACCTCCACTGCCGCACAAGTAGTCGCCGCGATCAATGCGGATGCTACTGCCAAGATGCTCATCACTGCCGCAGTGAAAACTGGTGATGCTGGAACTGGCATCGTCACTGCTCTTGCTGCGACCGCCCTGGCAGGCGGCGACGCTTCTGCTCTGACGACTCCCAGCGTTGATTGCCTCGGCTTCGATGCCGTCGCTTTCAATGTCCATGCTGGTGCTACTGCACCCGCTCCTACGAGCATCGTTATGGAAGAGTCCGACGACGACTCAGCCTTCACGACTGTTGCAACCGCCGAACAGCAAGGTCGCGCCGCGATTGCCGATTGGGCAGTCAACAAGACCCTTCGCTTGGCTTATACGGGCGGGAAGCGTTACGTTCGCATCGTTATCACCCCGAGTGCTGCCACTGACGTGACAGTCACTGCTTCCAAAGGCTATCCTTCGGGCAAGCCTACCTTGAATCCGGCCTAGCCTCTGGACCGAACCTATGGCGCATCATTGGGGTTGATGGTGCGCCATGGGGGAGGTTCTTTTTGAAGGACGCACCATGCGAACGCTGACACGAACACTGAACGGTATCACAGTACTCCGCGCCAATGCGCGAAGAGTGGAAGTGATCACACCTGCTACGGTCGTTCCTGTTACTGTCGCTGAAGTAAAGACGCATCTTCGTATCACAGATTCCTCCTCCGACACTTACATTGAATCGCTTCTTGCTGTTGCTGTTGATATCGTTGAGCGTTATCTCAGCCGCTCGCTCATGGAACGAACGGTCAAGCAATGGCTGGATTTTCTCCCAGGATATGACTCCGATTTTGACTGGCAAGATGGAACTCACGATGGCCCCCTACTTTTTTGGACTGATACAGTCCGCGCTCTGGAACTCGTCGGCGTTCCAATGAAAACTATAACCTCGTTCGTCACCATTGACGATAGCGACGTTGAAACAGTCATGGATCCTGCGTTATACATTGCCGACACTGCCGATAAGAATCAGCCTTCCCGTATTATCCTTCGTCGTGGATCAGTGTGGCCACCGAACATGCGAGTCGCGAAGAGTATCTATATCCTGGGAACGGTGGGATATGGCACAGTCGCAACATCTGTTCCGCCTTCTATCCGCCACGCCATTCTTCTGATCGCTGCCGCTCTGTGGAGCAATCGCGGTGATTCCATTGACGGCGCCTCAGACGTTCTTTCACTTGGAAACATTCGTGCCACCCTTGACCCATACCGAGTCCTGCGAATTTCACTATGAGTTATAGACTTCCGAAACATAGTGCTGGCGACTTCCGGCGTCTCGCTGTGATACAGAGAGAGACCAGGGTTGCTGACGGTGCTGGTGGATGGAATTCTACATGGGCTCAGGTCGGTACTGCCTGGGGGAAACTCAAGGTAGGATCCGCGTCTGAGCAATACGCTGACTCGGCTGAAGGAAACGTGAAAGAATCGCGTACTGAACAGTTCATCACATGGTGGCGAACCGACATTGTCGTCGGCGATAGACTTGTTCTTTCGGACGCCAATCAATCGCGAACCTATAACATCCGTTCAGTGGAAAACCTTGAATCGTCCAGCAAGTACCTCATCCTCTCCATAGAGAGTGGGGTGCCGACATGAGTTCTGTAACAGTAACATTCCAGCCGAGTAGTATGAAAGGGGCTCTCCTGACGAAGGAGAACTTCGCCGTTAAGGTAGCGCTCATGACACGCAAGGCCACGTTCGTCGCGGCGACCAAGTCTCACAGTCACATGGCGAAATTGATTCGCTCTCCAAAGAATGGGCGTCTATACAAGAGAAAAACTGTCGTTCACAGATCTTCAGCCCCAGGAGAAGCCCCTGCGAATGATACTGGCAACCTTCTAAGTTCTATATCGCATGTCCAGAATGAAGATAGAAATGGTGTCGTTTCATCAATCGTGAAAGTGAAGGCGCTCTACGGAAAATGGTTAGAGTATGGTACAAGCAAGATGGCAGAGCGACCATTCGTCAGGCCGACCAAAGAATACATTGAACCAATCTTCAAAGAGTATATCATTTCACGGTTGCGAAAGATGAACAAGGATGGTACAGTAGCATGAGCAAGCCGTCCTCCGCTGATATACTTGCCAAGATCTTCGCGAAACTCACGGCGAATTCCGCGCTGATGACTCTTGTCGGGAATCAGATCTTCAACTATGTTCCCCAGGATATGACTCCTCCGTTCGTTCGTTGCAGATGGGTCGGCGCGGCTGACTGGGATACCAAAGACTCGGATGGGCTGGAAGGTACAATTCAGATTGATATATGGACCGAGCATAAGGGAATGC